GTGCAGGTGACCGCCAAGTGGGGTTGGGCCACCGTGCCTGGCCCGGTGAAGCAGGCGTGCGTCTACCTCGCCGAGGAGGCGTTCAAGCTGAAGGGCTCCCCGTTCGGCGTGGCGAACAGCGACCAGTTCGGCCCGATCAGGATGCGTGAGAACCCTCGCGTGATGAGCATGCTCAAGCCCTACCAAGACGCCGTGATAATGGTCGCCTGATGGCGAACCTGAAGGACGTCGTCGACGCCTCGGTTGCGCAGATCGTCACCGGCATGGTCGGCACCACAATCGCCGGTCGGACGTTCGGCTACGCGCCAGATTCCATCAACCCGCCTACTGCCATCGTGCTGCCGTCGCAGGGTTCCCCGGTGACTTTCGGCGTCACCATGGACGGCAAGGACGCGTTCAATCTGACGATCAAGCTGCTGATGGGCGCGGCTGATGAGCGCACCGGCCAGCAGGAACTGATGGGCTATCTGGCCCGGTCGGGTGCCGCTTCCGTGTTCGCCGCCTTCGCCGCGGATCCGACCCTCGGCGGCGTCGTCTCTTACGCGATCGTCACGCAGGTCTCCAACTACGGGGACGTCGAGTGGGCCGGGCAGATCTTCTTCGGCGCGGACCTGGACGTGGAGGCTTACTCGTGAGGTGGGTCGTCGCCCAGCCCGGGCCGGACTTTTCCGTCCACGACACATACGTCGGCTGGGTCGAAGCACTTCGCAACCTTGGCGAGCACGTCATCGAGTTCAACCTGTCCGACCGGCTCGCCGTCTACTCGTCGGCGCTGCGGCAGGTGTCGCCCAATACATTCGTGCCGATGCTCACCGCCGACCAGTCCTACGAGCTGGCGGCCGACGGGCTCTACTCCACCCTCTACAAGGCGTGGCCCGACATCCTCTTCGTGGTGTCCGGGTTCTTCATCCCGGCCAACATACTCGACCGGGCCCGCCGTTCCCGCACCCGCGTGATCGTGCTGCACACCGAGGCACCTTACGAGGACGAGCGGGCGTTGGAGAAGCTGGCGCCCTACGTCGACCTGATGCTCGTGGACGACCCGACGAACATCGACCGGTTCGCCGAGGTGTGCAAGGTCGCGTACATGCCTAAGGCGTACCGGCCGTCGGTGCACCGACCGGGGCCGCCGGTGCCGGAGCTCGAATGCGACCTGGCGTTCGTCGGCACCGGGTTCCCGTCGCGGGTGGAGTTCTTCGAACGCATGGATCTCGACGGGTTGGACGTCCTGCTCGGCGGGAACTGGACCGGCCTGCCGGAGGATTCGCCACTGCGGCCACACCTCGCGCACGACGCGGAGCAGTGCCTCGACAACAAGCTGACGGCGGACGTGTACCGCTCCGCGCGGGTCGGACTGAATCTGTACCGCCGCGAGGGCGAGACGGCCGACGTGCGCGGCTGGTCGATGGGCCCGAGGGAACTTGAGATGGCGGCCTGCGGGCTGTTCTTCCTTCGCGACCCGCGCGGCGAGGGCGACGAGGTGCTGGACATGCTGCCCACCTTCACCTCGCCGGAGGAAGCCTCCGACCTTCTGCGGTACTGGCTGAGCCGCCCCGATGAGCGGCAGGTCCTCGCCGACAAGGCGCGCGAGGCAGTCGCCGACCGCTCGTTCGATGTCCACGCAGCGGCCCTGCTGCGGCTGTTCAACAAATAAGAAGGAAGTGAGTCAATGAGCAGGCTCCCGGGCCGCAATGGACGCCTCTACCTGGAGCTCGTGTCCGGTGGGTCGGCCGAACCCGTCGCGGCGATCGCGCAGTGGTCCATCAACTTCACCACGGCGAAGATCGACGTCACGTCGATGGGTGACGCCGGACAGGTGCAGTTGTCCGGCCTGCCGCAGCACGACGGCTCGTACAACGGGTTCTACGACGACGCGACGGCGCAGACGTTTACCGCCGCTTCCGACGGCTTGTCGCGCAAGTTCTACCTGTACCCGAACACGCTGACGAACAGCCAGTACTGGTTCGGCACCGCGATCTGGGACGCGCAGATCACCGGTGCGGTCGGTGGGGCGTTCGAGGTGTCGGGCAGCTTCGCGAACACCAGCACGAACGGGTTCAAGAAGCAGGGCTGATGCCGATCACCGCGAGCGTGGGCGGCACGTCGGGGGCGGAGCTGCGCTACTTCGCGGCCAAGCTGCGTAAGGCGGCGGCCCAGGACCTGACCCGGGTGTTGAAGCGGGCGCAGCGCAACGCGGTCAAGCCACTGCAGAAGGAGATCAAGACGGAGGCGTTGGCGTCGCTGCCGAAGCGCGGCGGTCACAACGCCGTCATGTCGAAGGCCGTCAAGACATCCGTGTCGGGCGGTACCCCGGGCCGGCCGCTGATCGTGCGCGTCTACGCACGCGGCAAGGTCGAGGAACGCGACGTCGTGGCCGTGAACGCTGGCCGGTTGCGCCACCCGGTGTTCGGTCACCGCGGCACATGGAAGGTCACCCGTGTGCGGCCGGGGTTTGTGGACCGGCCGGTGGACAAGCTGGCGGACAAGGTGCTCGAGGCCAGTGCGGACGAGGTGGGCCAGTTGCTGGAGGAGATCGCAAGGCGATGAGATACCTGATCCTGTCCGACCGGGACCGCGAGAGGTTCGGCTGTCCGGACAAGATGCCGTTCGAGTGGGGCCGGCTCACCAACAAAGAGGTCGCACTGCTGCCGAAGCTCGGGTTCAAGTCCCTGGCCGAGGTGCACCGGATGCTGGGCCAGTACGTAGAAGAGGGCGTCAGCGAGGAGTCCATCAAGGCACTCGACGTCGTGGTGTGGTTGGCCCTGCGCCGCTCCGGTGTGCATGTCCCGTACGACGAAAACTTCGAATACGACCTCGACATGGAGTGGTTCGACGACGACCCGTCGCCCGCGCCGAGCGTTGAGGAAGACCCGGGAAAAGCGCCAGGGTCCGCAGCCCCGAGGAAGTCTTCGCCGAGGACGGCCCCCTCGTCCTCCAGGACGTCGCGGCGGAAGTAGAGGCGTACCACGTGAAGTTCCTCCGGTATCTGCCGGGGGCTTGTCTGTTGTGGCCGGACCCGCATGACATGCCGCACCATCTGTGGCTGGCGTGCCGCGCTGAGATTGACGCGATCGAAGGGCGGTAGGCATGCCCGCTACGCGCTCCTTGCTCATCGATATCGAGGAACGCAAGCGCGGCAACGCGGTGCTCGGTGCTGCCAACGACATGGACAGGTTGGCGGCCGAGGTCGACAAGACCGACAACAAGTTCAAGCGGTTCACCGAGGACACCCGCAAGGTCAACCTCGAGATCGAGAAGTCGACCCAGAAGGTCAAGGACCTCCGCCAGCAGATCGCCCGCACCGGCGATAAGGGCCTGTTCGGGGATCTCCGCAAGGAGGAGGCGAACCTTCGCAGCTTTCAGCGGGTGCTGAAGGACCTGAAGAACGACTTCTTCAGCGGTGGCGGGACAACGGTCACCAACAACTTCGGCAAACAACTGTCGGCCGCGTTCAGCGACCTCCCCGTCAATCCCATTGCCATCGGAGCGATCGCCGGGCTCGTCGCCGCCGCGGCCCCGGCCATCGGCGCCGTCGTTGCCGGCGCGGTTGTTGGCGCGGTCGGTACCGGCGGCCTCGTTGGTGGCGTCCTAGCGGCGTCGCACGACCAGCGCGTGAAGGACGCGTTCGGCGCCCTGTTCAACAACGTCAAGGATGAGTTCTTCGGCGCCGGGTCCAGCTTCGTCGATCCGCTGTTGAAGTCCGCGGCGATCCTCGACAAGACGTTCCGGGACCTGAGCCTCGGCCCACTGTTCGCCGAGATCGCCCCGCAACTGCAGGTCATCGTGCAAGGGTTCTCGGACCTCGTGACCAAGGCGTTGCCAGGTCTCAACAACCTGTTCGGCCGATCGGCCGCCTTCGCCGACATCGCGGGCAAGGGCCTTGCCTACCTCGGCGAGAGCCTCGGCGTATTCCTCGACGATGTGTCGAAGTCGCCCGGGGCGCTCGAGGGTTTGCGCACGTTGTTCGCGCTGTTGGGCGAGGGTGTCAAGGCGCTCGGCGTGTCTATCGAGTTCCTATCCGACGCCTTCCACTTCATGCTCAAAGCGTCCGCGGCGGCGGCTGACTTCGGGGCAGGCTTCGCCGCTGCGTTTGGCCTGGACGGGCTGTCAGGCCAACTCCAGGACGCCGGCAAGCAGTTGCACGGCGTGGCGGACGCGTCCGAGGCGGCGGCCGGCAAACTCGCGTACGCCAAGGACGTGACAAGCGCTGTCGGGCGGGCGTTCACCGAGCAGGAGATCGCCACCAACAAGGCCACGCAGGCTCTCGCGCGCGAGAACGACGAGCTGCAGAACACAATCGACCTGCTGGACGAGGCGATCAATACCGCGCTGGGTCTCGACAACGCGCAGTTGGCGCTGAGCAAGGACTTCAAGGACCTCTCCGACGCCATCACGGAGAACGGCAAGCACTGGAACGACAACACCGACGCCGCCTTCGCCAACCGGCAGATGATCCTCGGTGCGCTTGGCGACCTTGAGCGTGTGCGCGAGGAAGAGATCAAACACGGCAAGTCGGTCGCCGACGCGAACGCCGAGTACGAAGCCGGATTCCAGAAGATCCTCAACTACGCGGGCGCGCTAGGTGCGACGAAGGCGCAACTGGACGCTATCAAAGGCACCTACGACATCACCCTGGTCATCAACTCGATCGGCAACGTGATCGGCAACCTGGGCAGCACGTTGTCGAAGCTCATTCCCCACTTCGCCTCTGGCGGCATGGTCGGCGGCGCACCCGGCGCGCCGCAGCTCGCGGTGGTGCACGGCGGTGAGCGGGTGCTGACGCCGGGGCAGCAGGCGGCGGCACCGGCGGCACTGACGTCCACGATCAACTTTGGCGGGAACGTCGACTCGGCGTTCGCGACCGCGTTC